GATTGCACCCGCCGCGCACCGCATCCTCAACCGTGATGATCTGCCGCCACTGCCCATCGGCACAGGCACGCCCGGGCGCCAGGTGCGCATGGCTCAGATCCAGTTCGATGCGGTCGGCCTTGGCCCGGCCACGGTTGAACAACTCGCCGGCCCAGAACGGATAGGCATCGTGCGTCAGGCTGGAAGGAGTCGAAAAATAGGTCTGCCGCCAGCGCTTGTGGATCGCCATGCCGGACGCCACCTTGCGCAGCTCCTGGAACTTGTGGACCCAGAAATACTCGTCGAAATACAGATTGCCGTGGTAGCTCTGCGCCGTGCGGGCATTGGTACCAAGGAAATACAGCGTCGCCCCGTTCGGCAGCACCATCGGATCGCCGCGCAGCTCGATATCCGCCGCATCCTTGGCGAACTGGATGATGTACTGCTTGAACACATGCGCCTGCGCCTTGCTGGCCGACAGGAAAATCTGATTGCGCCCGGTCTGCAGCGCATCATCGAGCGCCTCATGGGCAAAAAAGAACGTCGCCCCTATCTGGCGCGACTTGAGAATGTTGCGGATCCGGCTCGCAAGCCCGGCCTGGTGCCAATGCTTCTGGTAATCGAACATCGACTCCAGGAACGCCTCACGAATGCGCTGCGTCTGCTCGTCATCAATGGCATTGCGTTCGGGAGGTTTGCGCGGGCCCTTATTCCGGTTCGCCACCTTCGGATTCAGATCAGCCTCATTGCCATCGGCCTTGCTGTACTTGCCGATCCGAGCGATGCGCTCCAGCTGCCGGCCGAGCAGGTCGATCTCCTTAAAATCGCGACCGTCCTTCGCATCCTTCGCAATCAGCTGGCACATCCGCGCCTCAAGGCACGCATCCACCCGATCGATAGGCTTCGCATCATCCCAGCCATCGCGTTTTTTCCACGAAGCAACAGTGGGCTCCGGGATATCCAGCATCTCGGCGATGCGGCATACCCGGAACCCCTGCCAGTAAAGAGACCGCGCCTGATTACGGGGGTCAATGTCGGGATTCAGTATTGTCATGCCGCCATAGTAAAGGGCCGGCACGCGAGAGGATCTGCGGGCTGGTTGTAGGATCAGCACGGACAACGGGCCGCGATTGACCAAGGTTGCCCACCTACTGACCATGGGCATGACAGACAACCCACGACCGCGAGACGCTCATGGCAGGCAAAACCAAATCCAAACTTTTCCGCGTAGGCCTCGAAGGCGCCACCACAGACGGGCGTACCATCCAGCGCAGCTGGCTGGAGCAGGCCGCCAAAAACTACGACCAGGCGAAGTACGCCGCCCGCGTCAACATGGAGCACTTGCGAAGCGTCTATCCGGACAGCGCATTCCGCATGTATGGCGACGTCCTGTCGCTGAAAACCGAAGAGCAGGCAGATGGCAAGCTGGCACTGCTGGCGGAAATCGAACCCACCGCCGATCTGGTAACCATGAACAAGGCCCGCCAGAAACTGTTTACCTCCATGGAACTGGATCTGGACTTCGCAGGCACAGGAGAAGCCTACCTGGTAGGCCTGGCCGTCACCGTCTCCCCGGCCAGCCTGGGCACTGAAATGCTCCAGTTCTCCGCCTCCGCGAATGCCAACCCCCTCGCATCACGCAAGCTGCGACCGGAAAACCTGTTCACCGAAGCCATGGAAGCCGATCTGGAATTCATCGAACAGCCGGAAGAAAAGCCGGGCCTGTTCGCCCGAGTCAAGGAACTGCTGACCCGGGAAAAAACCGACACCAGAGCCAACTTCGCCGACGTAAACCGCGCCGTCGAAGAACTGGCCACTGCCGTCGTGGCCAACCAGGACCAGCTTGAACAGGCCACCGGCGAAATGGACGGCCACATCAAGGCAATGACCGAAGACGCAGAACAGGCAAAGGCAGAACTGGCCGGACTGCGCCAGGAACTCACCGAACTCAAAACCAAACTGGAAACCACGCCGAGCGGTCAGCCCCGGACGCCCGCAACCGGTGGCAATGCCCAGGTACTGACTGACTGCTAAGGAGCACCCGCACAATGCGCAACGAAACCCGCCTCAAGTTCAATGCCCTGGCTGAACAGCTGGCCACCATCAATGGCGTGCCCAACGTCGCAGCCAAGTTCACCGTAGAACCGTCCGTCCAGCAGACGCTGGAAACCAAGATGCAGGAAAGCTCCGCCTTCCTGGCCGCCATCAACGTCATCGGCGTGCCTGAACAGTCAGGCGAGAAGCTGGGTCTGGGAATCAACGGCACCATCGCCGGTAACACCGATACCACTACCACCGACCGGGTGCCGGCGGACCCGACCAGCCTGGTAGGCAACACCTACTTCTGTTACCAGAACAACTTCGACACCGCTTTGCGCTATCCGAAGATTGACGCCTGGGCCAAGTTCCCCGACTTCCAGACCCGTGTTCGTGATGCCATCATCAAGGCCCAGGCCCTCGACCGCATCAAGATCGGCTGGAACGGAACCAGCCATGCCGCCACTTCCGACCGAGTTACCAACCCGCTGCTGCAGGACGTGAACATCGGCTGGATCAAGAAGGTACGCGACGCGGCTCCGGCACAGATCATGTCCGAAGGCGTGGAGGCATCTGGCAAGATCTACATCGATCCGACCGGCGATGCAGACTACAAGAACCTGGATGCCCTGGTGTTCAACCTGGTCGATGAATACCTGCCGGAGTGGTACCAGGAAGACACCGAACTGGTCTGCATCGTTGGTCGCAAGCTGCTGTCAGACAAGTACTTCCCCATGATCAACGCCAACGCCGAAACACCGACAGAAAAGGTGGCGCTGGACATGATCATCAGCGCCAAGCAGCTGGGCGGGCTCAAGGCCGTGCGCGTCCCGTTCGTGCCGGACGGTACCCTGATCATCACCCGCCTGGACAACCTCTCCCTGTACTTCCAGGAAGGTGCCCGCCGCCGCGCCGTCATCGACAACCCCAAGCGCGACCAGATCGAGAACTACGAATCCTCCAATGACGCCTACGTCATCGAGGACTACGACGGCATCGTCATCGCCGAAAACATCACCTTCACCGCCCGCCCGGCGTAATGAGGGGGTGACGCAATGAACCCAGCGCGTGCACACCGCCAGCGCACACTAGCCGCCCTCCAGGGGGCGGCTGTTCCTGCGCTCGACGCCAGGGCCCAGAACCACTACGAACTCATGCTCATGCAGCTGGCCGAACACCGTCGCCGGCTCAAGCAGATCCAGAGCATCGCCCGCAAAATCGACGTCAAGCGCACCCTGCTCCCGGAATACGACGCCTACGTTTCCGGCGTGCTCAAGGGCGACAGCGGCCGGCAGGACGACGTCCTCATGACCGTGCTCGTCTGGCGCATCGATGCCGGAGACATTGCCGGAGCGCTGGCAATCGCCGACTACGCCATCCGCCACAACCTCCAGACCCCGGATCGCTACGAACGCTCAACCGCCTGCCTCATCGCCGAAGAAGTGGCAGACACAGCGCTCAAGCTCATCGACACCGATTCCGCCGTACCGGCCAACCTCATCGACCGCACCATAGACATCACAGCCGCCAGCGATATGTTCGACCAGGTACGCGCCAAGCTGCTCAAAGTGTCAGGCCTGACGCTGATCAAGGCCGGCAACCTGACTGGCGCAGTCGAACAGCTGCGCCAGGCACTCGAACTCGACGACAAGTGCGGCGTGAAAAAGATCATCGAACAGACAGAGCGCCAGCTTAAAAAGGCGCAACCAGAACAGCAGCAGGCCTGACAGCCAGCAGCAACCGAGCGTACCCCGCGCACCTGGGGCGGCTCGGGCCAGAAGAGATTGACCTCCAAGGCCCGACCACCGCCCGCCAACCAGCCAGGAGGCTGAACTGACATGTCATTCATCGCCGCCTCACCCGTGCCGGAAGCGCCGGGCCAGACCATCACCAGCGCCGCATTCTGGCCGACATTCGACACCGCAACCATTCGCGAAGCCATGCGCCTCGATGGCACAGTCACCGAAGACCGCCTGGTCAACGCCGCCATCAGCGCCATAGGCAACGTAAACCGCGATCTGGCTACCTGGAGAAAGGAACGCGAAGCCGAAGGTGCCGCCACCCTGGCCGACGTCGAGGCCGAAGAAATCAACGAAGTCAGCGAACTGGTACACCTCTACCGCCGCGCCGTCTACGCCACCACCAGGGCCAACCTCATCGAACGCTACCGCGACTTCGACGCCACCGCAGACGGACACCAGGCCGCCGACAATCTCGAACCGACCGTGGCCGATCTCTACCGTGATGCACGCTTCGCCATCCGCGACATCCTCGGCATCGGCCACTGCACCGTGGAGCTCATCTGATGCAAGTGCGCAGCCGCCAGGGTGACACCGTCGACGCCATCTGCTGGCGCATCTACGGCCGCACCGCGGGCATCACCGAGCAAGTGCTGGCCGCAAACAAGGGGCTGGCCGAACTGGGGCCGGTGCTGCCGATCGGCACCGTCATCACCATGCCGGAGCAAATCGCACCGGCAGAGAAAACCATGATCAACCTGTGGGACTGACATGACCGACATCATCGACCAAGCCAACGAACGCGCCGAACTGCACCTGGCGGTCAGCCTCGCCGCACAGGCCGAAAAGAGCCGCCGCACCGGGCCAAGCCGCACCCACTGTCTGGAGTGTGGTGACCAAATTCCGGAGCGACGCCGCCAAACCCTGCCGGGCGTGACCCTCTGCGCAGGCTGCGCCAGCCTGGCAGAACAACGGAGCAGACGA